ACTCCGCCTTCAATGCCATAAATAGCAAGACCAGCCCCAATAAAAAGAGCAAGCAATGTGATATAAAATTCGCTAGTTTTAACACCTGTGGTCATTTGTCTTTTCTGATTTTTCTAACATTTAAATATAGCGTTGTCGCTGCGATTAGAATACCGAGAAACAGTAGTGTAAATTCTCCGTAACTCTGAGCGTCATCCAACCAAGCCGGAGCCGTCATAGAAGCCCCCGCCACCGTGTAAGCGGCTCCGCTTTCCACAACCTCTACGGTCCTTTGTATTTTAGTGCTCATTAGTTACCGAACCCCGCTGGCGCGTTAATACCGCCTGTAATTAATATAGCCAAGATGCCAATGACACCGATTACAATAAATACGTTTCTAGGTGTTATGTGTTTTTTTAGTTTTTCAAACATAGATATACCCCTATTAATGCGGCCCAAATAAATAGACCTGTGAAGAACTCGCCCCATTCGGTGGCGTTACGCAACGTGAATTTTTTAATATTAAACTTAAAACCATCATCATAATTAGGGTGCATCTTCCACCCGATCATATAAGCTGGTGCTTTCAGTAAGCCAATCGGCGCAAATAATGGATTAACAAACAATAACGGCAATGTGTATGTAATGCCGGATATTGCAATACCACCAACATCATACCAGTATTCAGGAATCTTGCCTTGCAGCTTATAATATAATGTTATTTTTTCGTACCATTCATAGTCTGCTACTTCGGTCCAAGTCCCCAAATCCATATTATGACCATGACCTCTTGTTGTTGCCGCAACCGATAAAGCATATACAACAGCGGCGATTAACCAGCCGCAGGGTAAAGCGATTAGGAGAATAGGAATACAGAATAAACATTGCTCAATTGGCCTGGGTAAATCGGGCCACCCCCCACGAAATCTGAAGATAATCCCGCCCAAAATTGAAAGTAATATCATCATAATTTAAGCATCACATTCCAGAATACAGTTGGTTGCATGTTAGGGTGGGCCACCCCACTACCCGCGCTATCTGTGTTAGCTGTGCCGTTATCACCTTCACCCGCAGACCATTGACCAGATACTGATGAGTGTGAACCGCTAGTATCTGTTGAGATACCATGCGAGTGTGATGCTAATTCAGCCGTTGTTAATGCGTGCGTTTCTGTACCTGTTGTTTGTCCAAGAGTACGGGCTGATAAAGTTGCACCACTACCCGACACACCAAGAGCGCGGCCTAATTGTTTAGTCAACGCAATTGTTTTATTTGCTGCATAATCAGCCGCAGCACTTGCGCCCCGACCAGAGGAAACAGCCGCATAAGTATCTGTTACATTATTCCATAGTAGGGTATATAAATCTTCTGTGTCTGCGTTTGCTCTAGTGGACGCACCAGAGGACGCATTACCTATTGCGCCGTCGTCCATCATAATCCAACCCGTATCTGCGGTTGTTTTTAGCGTCAATTTCGCATCACCTGTTGTAAACCCTGTGGGAGCTAAATTTTGCATCGTGGGGGCAGATCCTGCGCCGTTGCTAGTAAGGACCTGACCGACAGAGCCTGTGGCAACAAAAGCAGGATCACCATCAGCATCGAAAGTTATAAGGTTTCCACCTGTGCCGATACCTGTTATTAATGTGTCTATCTTTGTTGCGGCAATCGTTGTGCCACCAACACTGTCAGCCGCCTTTGCCGCCCAATGAAGCGCACTAAATGTTGTGGAATTATTACCACCAGCCGCAACACTTACAGGCGTATCCTCTGGATTAATAGCCCATTCCTCGGCGTATGTGGCACTATCGCTTGCATCACTCGCGCTACTTATCGCCGCGTTTGCGTTGTCCTCTGCGTTTTGCACGTCAACAATATTTGTGGCAACCGTTGAAATATCTGCTTCATTACCAGCAACCACTGTTACATTAGAGGATATACCAGCAACCACTGTAATATCTGCGCTTATTCCTGAAACTGTAGCTAAATCAGCAGCGGAAACAGAAGAGCTTTCAATAATTAATCCAGTATCGTCAACTTGCAACAACGTGTCCGCTGTTATTGTGCCGATTGTCGGCAGTGTTGCTGAAGATGTAATTGGTACTGTAACTGTTCTATCTAGCCTTTCTTTTAAATCCTGAACAATAGTTACAACTTTATCTAAACCATCCTCAACAGCCTTTGCAGGAAACCTTGTACCAGTAGGCAAGTCTAATGTTTGGCTTTGAGTAACAGACCTAAAAATTAAAATATCTTGTAACGCAGTTGGTATTTTTCCAGCATCAACTTGAATACTAGCGGACTCATCTCCTGTTATAGTAACTGTGTAATCATCGGAACTTAATGTTTCTACAGCAACGTCAGTAGCCCTAGTTATAATCTGAACAACTAAATCATCAGAAGAGAAAATACGACCAACAAAAGCAAAAGTATCTGTTACCGCATTACCCTCGTGCCTATTTTTATTATTTGTGCTGGAAACAGTCATTAAAGAACCTCATTTGTCCATTCGTGAATATAAGCAGTGTCACTACCAGACGCCAAAACAATTGATACGTAAGGCGCGCCGCCCGTGCTAATATCAGTGGAAGTGCCAGCAGGAATAAGCTTATCGTAACCAGCAGCACTAGCTGTTGCAGTAACAGTATCGTCAGCGCCTAGCTTAATATAACATTCTGTAGCGCAATAAATATTAAGTGTTGGGCTTTTTAAGTTTACCGCATTTTCAGCCGCCGTACCTGAAACAGAAATTTCCTGTGAGTTGGTTGGGCGTAGTGTTGTTCTCATTGACATGTTGTGTCTCCTTCGGTTTTATAGTATCATGTTAGACGTTTGTTTCAAAGTTATTGTTCAGGTAATCCCTCTACAATTCCTCCCTGTGCTGCATCAAATAAATGCTTCACACCGATCAAGTTTTGAAATGGGATAATTCTTCTTATAGCGTTTACGTCAGAAGGTCTAACTTCCTTGTCACTAGCAAACGGAGCGTTCGCTGTCCAAACAACACTACCAATATCAGCAACGCTACCAAGAGTCGGCCCAAACACGCTCTCGCCAACACTCCGCATAGCAAACCTAGACGCAGGTTTAGCGCCCATCATTTGATTAATTCCAAAACCACCAGCGCGCTCATATATATTGTTTACATGTAAAAACGGAGCAATAACACCGCTGCGGTCAATACCCTCCATTGCCCACTTTTGAGGAGACCAATCTCTTAACGCTTCACCGCGCGCTGTATCATTTTTTAAATCAGCAGAAAACTCATATTCTTGCCTTTTAATAGCAGCAACCATCATACCGCCTGCTATCATTGCCAACATGCCAGACATAGCTGCCATATCAGCCTGTTGCATACCGCGCATAATCATCCTTTGATGGGAAGCAAACATAAAAGATTGGAATTGAAAAATTAACTTACCCCAAGTTTTGTGCATTACAAGTGGCGTGTCACCAATACCCTTTGTCACAATTGCAGTGTCAGCTTCTTTTCTAAGCGCGGCCTTGTATCTGCGCGCAACACCATTTACCTCACCAGTATCATCCCACCTAGATATGCCACTTAGGCGCGCTTTATTACTTGACTTGCCGTGCTTTTTATATTGCTCACCAATAATTCTAATATCGCTATCACTAAACCCAAGAAACTTCATGTAAGCTGAATCATCAGGACTCATATCAGAAGTAACAAGACGCAATATTCTATTTTGAGCTACATTATGCGCCCAATTTTTCATTAAATCATTCCAATGATTAATAAGCGTCATTTTTGAAAACTGTTGTGCCGCAGCACCACTTAGTCGTGTAGCAGCATGGCCTCTAGCCAAAGGGTCACTTAACTCAGCAAGCGTTGACACTCTTGTAGCCAAAGTGGTTTCCAATCCAAAACGAGCCTCAAGCAAATCTTCTTTTGCTAATTTAGAAAAGTCCTCTGGAACACTTATACGAGACAATAAATCACCAAATGCCTCGTCCATACCGTGCAACATATTTACCCTAAACATATCAGTTAAACTACTAACCGTAACGCCACCTAGCTTTGCCATAAATTGAATGTCAGCCATTACCTCACCAATAACACTAAAAACGCTATCAGGGTTGTCATTCTGCTTGTAAGTGCCTCTTAGTATATCTCTAAGCCGTTCAAGCTCATCTCTGTTTTTTCTATACTCTTTTGTCAGTTTAGTCCTTGCTTTTTCGTCAGGGGCAGCATTAAGCATACGAGTAAATTCGTCATCAATATCTGCAAATTGTTTAGTCATGCGCGCATCGCCCATCACCTCAGTTAAAGATGCTTCTGCGCCTACTGTTCTAATATACCTCTCCATAACCTTAGACACATCATTTTCTAAAAAAGGCTCAGCAATATTGTCTAGTATATCCAAATGCCTTCCTTTTAAAGCGCCCCTTGTAATAGGCGTAATAAAATCAGGTATATTGTCAGAGTTAGTAGAGGTAAGTTTAGCGTAAACGTCCTCAACAACCTCATCAATATATTCACTATAACCCTCACCTACAGCATTACGCATTTTAATAAGCTCATCGTTCATGCGCATTGCGCGGCGCTCAGACAACTCTTTTGCTTTTTTAATTTTTGTTTCGTAATTGCGCGCGATGCGTTTTGAAAGAGAATTTTTTTGAGCTTGTAATTTTTTCTTTTCTTTTAATAAAGGTCTTATTTTTTCTAACGCACGCGTAGCGCCTGTGCGCATTTTAGAAATATCTTCATTCAAACCTTTGCGCTCAGCCCTTAAACCTTTTTTACGCAAAGTAATATAATCTTTTACATCTTTTTTAAATGAGCGTGCGTCTATACCAAGCTCATCAAGAAATAATTCGTACTCACCTAAGTTTTGATTATAGTAATCATAAGCCAAAGATAGTTCAGCGTCCTCGTCAGAATATCTAGGAGCGTTGGGTGTTGAATCCTTATAGCTGTAACTATTTAATATATCTTCTTGCAACTCTTGTATGTCAGGCCGCTCTTTATAATATCCAGCCTCAAAAGCTTTTTCACCAAAATCATCAATAGTCATTTGTTCTTTTTGATTGCGTCGAAACCTTACATCAACAGAACCAAACCAACCTTCATCATCAATGATTCCACCCTCTTTTTTAGCAAACTCATACAAATTTACAGGTTTCTTAGGGTTAGACACTACAAAGTCAACAGCAGTTAAAACATCGTCTAATTCTTGAAAGTTTATTTCACTATTAAAAGATGTGTCATCTAGCTCTTTTTTTAAATACTGACGAAAGCTTTCATCTGGCTCAAACAACTTTTGAAGCGTAAGGCGCTCATCTGAATTTTCAGAAACCTTTGCTAAAACATTTTGCTTGCGCTGCTCTAATTCTTGTATTCTTTTTTTAAGCCCAAGCTCAATATCTTGTATTTTGGCTTCTGTACGAAAAACAGATTCGTCTACTTTTTCAGTAGCCCAAGAACGTAGCATTTCTTTAGCTTCTCGCGCGTTTGCAATTAGTTTTTCTTTGCTCCATAATCTGTGTAAATATGTATCAGCAAACTTAGCGTCTAAATCTTTGGGTAGTAAATTTAGCCTTTCTAAGTCTTTGCGCATAGGCTCTAAAACTTCTTTACGAATAGACTTTGCCGCCGACGTAATGTAATCATTACCGCTAGAATCTGCGTCATTGTTTCTAAGCGCAATAGACACGCGCTCATTAAACATTGCTTGAGTCATATTAGGCTCTTGATTAACCAAATCAGATTTTTTAAAAGATTGAAAATTACCATTTATAGCACGTATAACTGACGCTCTATGCCCATCATATTGCTTAAACAAGGTTTCAGCGGCAGCACCTAAAGTTTTACCATCTTTATGCATATTAAGCATAAGTGGACTTTCCATCAACTTAGCAGAAGCAAAACGAACAGATTTAATACTACTTGTCATAAGCCTATTATATGGGTTCATTAATCTCCCAACTTTTGACAATGCGCCTACAGCCTTATTGCCAGAAAAGGAAAGGTCATCAAGAGTTGTCTCTTCCAACCCAACCACTTTTGCAGCACCAGCATCACCACCAGTTTTTGCTGCACTAGAGGCGGCTCTTGTTTCAGGAGGATTTTCAATATTTTTAATATCCTCAGATAGTTTTACAGATAGATTGTCAAACTCAGATTTAGACAAAAGACCAGCAGCGCCACCTAATAAACCACCAAGAATAGCTCCACCTGCTATAGCATAACCACTTTCGCTTGCAGTACGTGTTTGCTGTGTAGCTTGTAAAACAGCCTCGTCAGCAGCAACACCCATAGCACCAGCAACAGCGCCAGAGCCAACAGTTTTTAAAACACTTACGCCCTTAGCGCCTTTAATAATAGTACCAGCAGGAAGAAGAACAAACGGAGAAGCTATACCAGCTGCCAGAGAAGGTAATATTGCGCCCATACCAGCTTTTTGCAAAATAGCATCATCTTCAATTTCACGCTCTACATCATTTAATATAGCGTCTTGATGTTGTTGATTTTTAGCATACAAAAATTTATGACCGTATGGTGTATTTTTATATTTTTCTGGAACAACAGCAGTATAGTCTGGGTCATACTCTTCAAACCAATGACGAGTAGATTGAGAAACCGCAGTAGAAACAAATACATTTTCTGACCTAAACGCAGCGCCCCAAGTCTGTCCAGTTGTTATGCCTTGGTCTTTCATTGTACGCGCTTCTTTGCGCGCATATTCTTTAGCAGCAGCATGCGCGCCAGTAGGCGCTAAATCCTCAGCAATAACACTTCTATCTCTATCTCTTGTCTGGTCTGTCATTATTGGACACCATATCTTTGTGACTTCATTTTATTATTTGTTGAAGTTGATACAGGCTCTAAACTGTCTACATTGACACCAGCAGAAGCAGCAGCGTATGATAATTTATTTCTAACAAATTTACGAATACTGTCAGCAGGTCTATCAGAAGGATACATATTTTCACTCTCAGATTCTATATCTTTATACCTTGCAGTTTTTTTGCCTGCTATTTTTTGCTTTTTTGCGTACTTATTTTTAAATTTATCTATAACAGCGTTTTCATCAAAGCTTGCAAGATAAGGGTTATTCATCTCGTCTCGAACCATATCAAGCTCACCAGTTTTGTCATTCTCAAACCAAACATTATATTGCGGTTTTAAATTCATCTCTACTCTACGCGCAGTATTTACAGCAGGCTGCAAAAAATAGTTGGTGGGAACAGAGCCAAGCTTAGCGCTTATTTGCGCTTGCAACTGGCCTTGATAAGCCTTAGTCATATCCGCTTTTGTCACACCCAATAACGGGTCACGCAACGGCTCATTGTAATAATCCTCAGGTGCGTAATCCATAACCATTCTTGAGCCTGTTACATCAGTAGCGCCCATTGATGTTGTTATAGCTGCCTCAGCTTTGTTTTTTGCTTGTGTTACGTCACCGTATTGCAAATATGCCTCACGAAATATTTTATTGTAATTTGTAACGGCGCGTCCAGCCTGCATATTATTACCATCGCGCATAATTGCACTTGGATGCCCCATAAACCAAATAGGGTTATCATCAAAATCTTTTATTCCTATAATAGTAGACTCGTTTATGTTCTTCATTAATTCATTTGCTTGACTCTCGCGCAAAGAACGAACGTCTTGTGTCAGTGGATTTCTCGCATCTTCAATAGCACGCATAGCAAATTCAGGTGTAGAACCAGAACGAACAAACGCATTATAATCCTCAGCCGCTGAGCGTTCCTTTTGAGTAAACCCAGCAGCTTGCTCTAAAGCTTGTGGATTTATTTGCTGGACAGAACCTATAAATTTATAGGCGTAAGCGCGCTCTTCTTGCGTACCATTAAACATTAAACCGCGCATAGTGCTTTGTAATGTTTCCGGTATAATTGTTGTTTGTCTAATATTGTCTAAAACTTCAGACATTGCATCTATATCTAGCTCTTGAATACGCTCAGCCAAACCACTTTCTTGATAAGCAGCATCCAAAGCTTCCCTATGGTCTTTATTAGCTGGGTCAGCTTTAACTTTACCTTCTTCAAGGTATGATTGCGTCATAGCCTTAACAAGTTTAGCTTGGCGCGCCTCATTAGTAATTTGCTTAATACGGTTATTTGCCTGAATAGTTGCGCTTCTAATATAATCAGGCGTTAAATATTTGTCATACTTTTGACTATTTAAAGCGTTTAAAACAGCCTTAGGGCTATCTTGAATATGCGCATTAATATTAGAAGAAACAACGGAATTAAAAGTAGCCGTTCTCATATCGTCTATTTTTTCAGGCGCTACAAAAGTTGAACCAGCAACAATAGTTGCCTCAGCGTCTTTTATTAAATCATCTATATCACCAAGACCCCTACGAAAAGACATCATGCTAATATCTTGAGAAGTATTTTCAACACTCTCAGCAAAATTTTCTAGCTGCCTATTTTTCGCCCAATCAAAATTTTGAGCGTAAGCGGTCATATTAATATCTTGAGCAGTAGACCTAAACGCTTTTTTAGAGCGGCCTGTAGGCAAAGACGACTCCATATCAGAATCTATCTTCCCAAGCTCAACTTCCATACGCTTTTCAAAATCCTCAGGCGTAGACATATTTTCTTGGCGCGCCTGCTCTATAAACTCCATTTTTTGTTTTTTGTTTTTAATAACAGCTTCATTAACCGCTACCGTTTCTTTAGCCGCAACCCACTTATCAAGTCCAGCGCCAACACCACTAGCAATATCAGAAATACCGTTAAAGGTTGAGCCAGCGTCACTTATAGCGCTCTCATTAACAAGCCGTGAAGTTGCACGTTGCTTTACAATACCCCTTGTGTATCTCTCTATTCTAGGCATCAAAACTCCCTAATATACTTGAAGCCTGACCAATACTACTAGACAAACCAGCGCTAAACGCTTTGCGACCACTAGATTTTAATTGTTGCGCCTGTATGCGCCCCTCAGAACGAGCAGCCTCAGCACCAGCAGCGCCTGACATTAAAATTTCATTTACATTTTCTGAACCTTTACGGCGCGTCTCTTCCATTGTTGCAAGAGGAGAACCATCCAAAGTTACACCAGAAGCTAAATATGCAACCTTTTGCTTTCGTGCAAAATCGTCAGCCCTATCAGTCTCAAGCTGTGCCTCTCTAAAAGACACACGGGCTTGCTCTTTAGCAGCCATCTCAGATTGCTGAAGCGCTAACTCAGCTTGATTGTTAGCTTCACTTCGAGAACTCATACCGCCAGCTAAAGAAGATACAGCGCCAACAACAGATAATATAGTAGCGGTGGTAGCAACCATTACAGCCCCCTTATATAATTTGTTAAGCCAACACCACCCTGAAAAAAATTATTTTCTACAAGCGCTTTAGCTAAATTTTTATGTGTTATCGCCGACATAGCAACATGAAAACCTTGTTCTTTTGCTTGGCGTAAACATTCCTTTATTAAAGAATCAACAACCAATTTTCTATCATCTTTAAAATTTTTATCTGAAATATAATTTTCAATCCAGCAAATAGGCGTTTGAGTATGATAAATAAAAGCCGCTGCTACTGGAACACCATTATATTCTACACAAACATTTTCTTTTGGAAGAAAAACCTTAGGAATAACGTCCCAACCCCAATCTGTCCACCATTCATGCAAAATGTAATATTCTTTTTCTAAGTCTAAAGTTCTAAAAGTAATCAATTTGAAACCTCCATGTACGGCATTATTAACTGTATATTACACGGAAATGGAAGGTCTTGCACTACTATTGCTCTTTTTTCTCTACTCCAACCAGCATCAACAGTATCATTTATTTGATTGCTAAATGTTTCTGCAATATCACCAGTGAATAAAATAGGCGGTCTATCCATTCTCATATTTGCAGTACGTTGATAAATTTGCTGCAAATTATAATACCCTGTGCCATATTTAGCATACAAAGTATCAAGAAATCTAAAACCAACTTTATATATTTTTTTTCTTTTTGTTTGGGCTGAACCAGTTGTTCCTCCGCCCTCTAAATCATTTGTCTCTAAATAACCCGTGTAACTTATGCCAACATGAAAAACACTAGCTTGGTTGTCCAATTCCACAGAGCCATCTACTACAGTAACCTTAGGATGTTGCCCCCCATCAGAAACTATCGTTACCTCTTTACCTTCTAAATGCTCAAGGCCAGTTAAAGCACTTGCTGTTATAAACCATTCGCCAGCAGGTATCGCGTCAGTAGAATCAAAATCCTCTAAAACAATGCAGGTAACAACCGTTGCAGAAGTATAACCAGTTATTTCTGCACGCCCAAACTCATCGCCCGTTACAGACTTGCGCCAAATCTCACGACCTACATCAGATGCAGAGAACACACCAGCGCTTGCTGTGAAAGTAACACCCGCGCCTGTAGTCGCAGATAACGTCATTGTTGCGTCTGCATTACTACCAAGGACACTACCATCATAAGTTAAACAACTATCAATATGAATATAATCCTTCATTTTCTCGTATAAAAGATTAGACCATTTATCTGAGTCCTCAGATTCCACACCTTCTACATAAGCGTTTCTTCTAGGAAAAATTGGCTCATCTGCAAAATACTCAATAAAGTATTTCTCAACACCATCAACCGTGCGCTTTACACAAGCCCACAGCTGGTCTTGCTTTTTGTCCCTAGGTGTAGACATGACACTAACAAACTCTCCATCTGTGTTGTGCCTGTGCCAACCACTAATGCTTTCTTGCTGCTCAGTAGTCATACCAATTAAAACACCATCCGTGCGAACAGCCCAAATAACATTGGGGTGTCCATCTTGATATGATATTTGAGTAATACCTGTTTGAGTTATATGGTTAGACACAGTATTTCTATCAACAGCGACATAACTATCTTTTTGAAAATCATATTCAAAACTACGCATCACCAATTGATTGCGCTGCATAAAATACAAATCATTATCTCTACCAACAGGAGAAATGTCAGCGCACCCTACAGTGTTACTAGGCTTAATTGAAATACTAGAAGGTGTAATAACATCTTCTAAACCACCAGTGACTTTTAATATATCTGAAAAAGCCCCAACAGCTAAAAATCTATCAGTACCATTTAACCAACGAATAAAGTTACCATCACCAGCCAAAGTATATTCAATGCCATTATCAGCATCAGTACCTATTGTAAAATTATCTTCATCAGCAGAGCGACTAAACCAAAGCGTTTGAGGGTTGTTTATTGAGCCACCATATACAAGACGCTGCTCATAAAACGCAACCGCGCGCGGATAATTATTACTTGATAATGTGATACCAGAAGGACTATGACTTGTGACAGCCCAGCTTGTGGGGCTTGTGTATGTAAGTTTACGGGGGTTATGATTAGGATGCACCATATATAAGTCAACGCCCTTTTGCGCAAACTTTAATTCAAATAAATCAGCCTCTAAATACGGCGTGTCAACCTCTGTTATAACCTCTACTTGGCCTCCGCTTGTATACGTGCCATATCCAGTAGTGCCATCAACACCACTAAGCTCAAACGTATTAGCGCCAGTGTCAACATTGGCGACAACATACTCATTACCATTTAACTCTGTCATACCAGCAACACCAGTAAAAAAAACACTATCCCCGTTAGAATAATTATCGTCTCCACTATATGTTACAACAACAGGGTCAGCATCTGTAGCGCCCGTAATGTCTTGAGCAGTTTCAGTAACGCGCCCATCGTTTCTATAGAACCTTATTTTCTGGTCTGTAAATTCTAAGATAAAACTTAATGTTTCTGTAAGTTTAAAAACATATAAATAAGCCTTGTTATTGCCAGCCGTTTCTGCAGAAAAAATTGTTCCTGTTCTATACTTAGCCGCGCCAGTTATTTCAGTAATAAAATTTTCAACGCGGCGACCACCACTAAAAAAAACTTTAGAGTCAAATCGACCCCACATACGCGGACTTAATTCACCGCTACTAAAATCTGGATATGTTACTTCTGCTTTTGTCATTAAAATATAATTCTATGGCTATCCGTATTTGCACTATTATTTCTTCTAACGTGCCTTGAGCGACTACGTTGTATAATCTTTGGGGGACTTTCTTGACCATCAATAGCCTGAGCTATTTTAAGCGCTGCCTTGCGAAGCTCTACAATCCTATTAACACTAGCATTACCATCTGTAACCTTATAAGCCACACCCATAGCAACCTCATAAACGATTAAGTCAACAAGTAAAGCGTCCATTTGCGTTATGCTTTCCAAATTATATACATACAACAAGTTTAAAACAGAACTGTCACTAAACAAATTGCTTGTTAAAATAAAACCATTTTCAAGTTTATATAAATCTGGGCGCGCAGGCGAATCTGTTGTAAAAGTGCTATCGTTTATAGTTAGTAATCGTATAAAATCAGAAGGTAATTGAAATTGTTTGCTATACCCAAATGCAGGGTCAGTAGAACTTGCGGCTAATTGTATGCGCTTTGTAGCGCAATTCCAGCTATGTGTTCGTAAAACTTTTTTGCGAGAATGTTGATACCATCTTTGAAGCAATTCCTCAGTTGGTGTTGTTGGGCTTTCTACATTATTAACCGTTCCAGCAGAAAGCAGGTCAAGCGCTAAATTACAAATATCAGTTGAGGAAGTGATAGACATTAGCGCTTGACCCTTTCTTTTTAGCCTTGTGCGAACTTAGCTATAATCGTAATTGTACCAGCAGCAGTACCAACTGTGTTTGCTGTTAGTGCAATATCATAAGATGCGTCAACATCTGTTTGACCAGACAACTCACCAATAGTCTTACCTGCATCAGCAATATTTACTGTTTGCAAGCCTAACTGGTGGCCTGTTGCGCGTGTCAAAGCAGACGCCATTGTTTGACCATCCATCAATACATCCGCATCAACCGCTGCACTACCAACACCGACTTTATACAAGCCGAGGTCATAGTCAGTTCCAGCAGTAATACCATCTGTGCAGATAGTAATTTCAACTGGAATTAGGTTAGATGGGACGCTTTTGAAAAAACGGTAAACACTACCATTATCGTCACCAGCGGCAATTTCTTCCGTACCAACAATAGTAATAGTTTCAGCACCCATAATCAATGCAGCTTTACCCAACTTTCCAGCGGCTAAATCTGCATCTGTGTATTTATCTTCTACAGCCATAATTAAATCTCCTTATGTTAAGCTGTTACACGAACTTTTTGAACAAGTGAACCTTCTGTGCGAACAGCACCCAGCTCCATAACTACTTGTACTTGGTGTGTTTCAATGTAGTCATCACGTGAACTTACACTAATTGACATTTCTTTAGAAACACCAACACAGAAAGCACGAGACGAAGCTGCAATTAAAGCACGCTCACCAGAAGCAGTTGCGAAAATAGGATTAGTTACACCAGCACCAAACTTGATAAAGTTCATACCCAAAGCGTTTTGAATGTCTCCACCCTCAACAGCAAACTGACGTGTGTAATCACCACTGATAAGTTCAACTTCGCCCATTAGGTCAGTGTGTTCATCACCTGTGCCCGTGAACCAAAGTTTCTCATCACTGTCAATACCCACTTCATTATCAATAAAGTTTTGCTTAACTTCAAGTAACTTCTCATAAGTCAAACCGCCAGTAGCATCTACTGTCAATCCGCCATCCGCTGCAAAGTCTAAGGTTGACTCAAAGTCACGACCTGTAAGAACATCTGCAAACGCAGCTTCCACAATAACGCGGTCATATTCACGCATCATAGCAGCAGCACAAGCTTTTGAGTATTCACTGTCTGGGTTTAACAAAGCGCCGCGAACGTCTGAACTATCAACAGGAAGATTAACAACAAAACGTCTACGAGAAATTTTACGTCTCTTATGTGTAATGTCATCAAAGTCTGCTTTTACGTTACGTCCAAATACTTCACGAGCTTGAACTGAGCCTAAACCATCATACGCAAATAAGTCACCTGACATTTGCTTCATCATAGCGTAGGGCTTTAGACGCGATTCTTTTTGTTGCGCGTCGTGATGCACCATTTCCGAGAACTCGGTAATGAGTGCTTGATCGATTGTTTGTACCATGAATTTTCTCCTTTGTAGTACAATATTAAACAAGTTTCCATGTTCGATACGGTATCCACAAAAGAGTGGGCGTTATCTGGGCTTTAAGCCTAATCAGATGGGCTAGTATTGAACTAGGTATCCACCGCCCTTATTGTACATTTATTCCTAATTAAAATGCAAGAGTTAAACTAAATTATTTAACTGTTTTCTTAATTCAACTAATTTTGACTCAGCATCTCGCCTATCAGAACTAAACGGGTCAGACTTTGTAGCAACACCACGCACTTCCATCATCTGTTTTAATACTTCTTCACGGCTAGAACCAGAAGCCTGAGAACCACTTGATAAATTATCCTCTGCACCATACTTCTGCTTTAAATCAGAAACTTGCTTATTCATGTTATCAGCCAGCGCCATAACAATAGCAAATTCCTTAGGCTGGTTTTCAGCCATTGATTTTACAGAGTCAATGTATTTTTCAGGAACATTTTTACCAATTAAGCTTTGAAGCTTAGGCGACACCTCGTCAAACTTATCGCCAAACAAATCCTTAGTGACCTCATCAAACTCAGCATCTAAAGTCTCTTGCTGCTTAGACAATGATTCCAATTCTAAACCAAGATAGGCGCTTCTCATTTTATCGGCTTGTGATTTTGTTAAACCAATCTCGTGAAACAATTTACTCGCCATTCCATCAAAGCCACCCAAATCAAAATCTTCAGGTAAATTTTCTGGATTGGTATATTCATAACCATCAGCGCTCTCAGGTCTACCAATCTGATTATAGAAATTATCCCACTCTTCTTGACCAGCATCCTCAGATGGAACGCTTTTCTTACCAATCATACTTTGAGCATTATCATACGACTTAAATAAGTCATCATAAGAACTTACTTTTTCAGCCCAGCCTCTTCCAGCATATTCTTCAGGTATGCTAAAGCCGCCATCTGAAACCTCAGACGCAGGCGCGCCACCATCTTCCACAGGAGCAGCGCTTTCACCAGTTGGTTCTACGCCACTATCCATTGCTACATCACTTGTCATTGTGTACCTCCTTTACAATTTCTATGTCATGTTCAATTACTTTAATGTCTTTTTTATTTATTAGCTTACGGACACCGCCATAAACACCACGCTTTGCAGCATTGGTTTGAGTAATAACAGGATTATCACTTATTATAGTTGTATCCCAATTACAGTCCTGCTTCAAGGCCGCTAAAAATATTTGACCGTCATCTGTGCCAGCCAATCTCCCCACACACTCGCGCAGGGTTTTTTCTGTAATCTTTTTCATTTATTCCTCAGCTTCTTTGCCAAGCTTCTCAGCTTGTGCCATATCCTTCGCAGCGCTCGCACCTTCGCCAGCCATCTGCATCATCTGTGCCATTTTCTGTTGCTCAGCCTGTTGCTCAGCTAACGCCTCTACAGCATCGTCCTGACGCAATATGCCAACGGGCAAACCACGAATAGACGCAATACTTTTTAAACTTTCGTGCATATCCACTCTATTAACAGTAGATGGGTCAAGTTGCGCGGTCTGACCAACAATACTAAACAAATCTAATATCGCCATATACTCCTCTGCGCGCGCCGCATTACCAGCTTGAGTCTTATACTCAATGCGGTATATATCCTCGCCCTTAGCAAGCAACTCTGCTACAGCATCAGGAACATAACGTATATCAGTCTCACCAGCCTCTAAAAGCTCCTCTTCCTCAATACTGTCACGAACAACACCAAACTCACCATCACGCCACAAAATGCCCACAGCACGCTTAATAAGCGGAGAAAACACTTCACTTATCTGTCTACTAAACAAACTGCTTAAAGATTGGTTGCGTATTTGATTGCGTATCTGAGCTTCACCAAAAGTCATCTCTTGGTCATTGTTCATATCTAATAAACGGTCAACGCTAAAGTGACGAGAAATACTCTCTTCAAGCTTTTGTAAACGCTGCTCAGCCCAAGGCAAATTAGGAGGCGAACCTATATCAAAAATAGGCGGCTGATTAGACATTGTCCCTGAACTATTAAACACATTTATTGCACCGCTGGACATATCAATCGTGCCGCCACCAAACAAACCATCGTGTAAAACACCCTTTGGCATATCCAGTATCTTTTCTGTAGCAACTATAAGTGCTTCCCTTAACGCATTTGATTCACGTATATCAGGAAGAGCATTACTCGCATTACTGCGACCATAACGCTCATACATTAATTTTCTAAAACGACCAACCTGAATAGGCATTTCGTCATAACCACTCTCTTTTATTAAATGGTTATTCTCATACTCATAAGTAAAACTAGCTACGGGCATACTTAATACACCACGCTCCGCTTTAAATTCTTCACGCGGCTTAATACAAATAAGTATCTTAACCTTATCTGTCAGCTTGTTATTCTTTATCTTATCTTTTAACTTATCAGATAAATTCTCTTCACCAAACTCAGCAACAACACGCTTTAAGCGCCACTCAAATAAAAGATAAATCTCCTCTACTTTACCTTCCGCGCCCTCTTCTATATACATCTCCTTAACGCCGTAAGGTCTAAACTGTAACTTGCTCTTGCGACCACGCACACAACCAACGCCAGATGTTCCAAATATAATCTGGTCTATCATATACTCATCTAAAGCCAACATCAAACCAGCCTCAGGGTCATCCATCGCTTCTATTGTACGAGACGTCATATCTTTATAAAAAGCATCTGTCTCCGTAGTCATATCAAGCTGACGAGGAGGTAAAATATCTATCGCCTGCTTTGCCGTACCAGACCACAATAAACCCAACAACGCACTCGCGCTACTCTGAGCCGCAAATGCACCAGTAGCATCATAAACGTCATCAATTAAAAACTCGCCAGCCGTTTGCGTAGTCTCAAAATTTTGCTTAATTAAACTGACATATTTACCAAGAACCTGATAAAGACTATCCCAAGACTTACGCTCACCTTTTAAAAGGTCAAACTCTTGAATACATTGTTTAGCGTCCACCTAAGAACCTCTTCCTATCATCTTCATCTTCGCCAACAATACCACTTGAGAAACTCTTGCGCTTGGCCTCACGGTCTTGTAACGCAGCTTCATTTTCACGTTGCTGTGCTGCTTTTTTTTCAGCTTGATCAGCCTCTAAACGCTTACGCTCAGCAGCCGCAGCCTCATTTTGCCTACGTGCAATCTCCTCAGGAGATGGGCCGCGTGGCGCTTTAGGTTTACTAAAAAATCCCATATCATAAAACCAATCTTAAATTTGCCGATACTTCCTCAAAGCCGTACTTCTTGAATAGATTATCATGTAAAGCGTTTGCGCGTCTACTAAAAGTTCCTGTATTTGCGGCATATATACCTAATACATCTTGTGACACCGCCTCAGCAATGCACGCCTTTACCAATAACCTACCAATGCCCAAGCCGCGCGCCCCACGCAATACAAACAAATCTGTCACATAAGCCCTAGGCCGCGTGTCAAACTCATAACAAACCTCTAACGTCAAAACACCAACCAACTCACCATCAACATAAGCACCAAAAGCATCAGCTTGAGATAAGCCATTGCATATATAATTCATTGTGTTCTCAGGGCTAAACTCACCCTCGTCAGACCAATGACCCTCATCATAAAAATCACGTATTACACAATATATATCCATGTAATCATCATCGTTTAATTTTCTAACGTCTACCATTTTTAAACCCCAGCAAGCTCTTTAAGCCAGTCCCCTTTGATTTTATTGTTATACCCATACCCTGACCAACACGCCGCAACGGAACACCAACAGCCAATGCCAAAGCATCCGCCATATCAGGAGAACTCACGCCTCGTGACCGTAAGCTCTCTTTACTCTCTATCTGCATCTTATTTGACCTATTCATTGCATACGTAGGCGTACTCAACTCAGTCACCAACTTAGGCAAGTTAGGCAAACAACCACCCTTATCTAACCATTGTTTCATACCATGCCACATCTCTGCCTTAGCATTTGCATAGTAAGCACTCATAGCCCTACCACCAAAATTAACCTCACTAATACGTAAACCACGAGAACGCAATATATCTATCACACCCTCTCCGCGACCAGCATCAACTCGAACATAGTCAGGCTCAAAACTACGCATCAAACCCTCTACCTTATTCGCTACACTCACATTATCCATCTTGCGCATCACTATAGGCTCATAAGCTTTCAAACCCTGAACTGGAAATATAACACTACTGTCATCACCATAACGCGCTATATCAACACCCAACACCTTTATACCACCAGTAACCTCTCTGTCGCTCAACGTCCTGCGCGTTGCCTCCATCGCTATACCAGCAGGTATCAACACATCATCTCGACCAGCAGCAAAATCACACTCAAACTCACGCGCAAACGAACTCTCACTCATCTCACCACGCGCACTCTGTAACTCAGTATCAGGTATAATGCCAGTTGCACTCGCTGGATACGTCACCGCAAACCAATCAGGAGAATCAACAGCCTCCATATATATATCGTAAAACATATCTACACCCTTAGGTGTACCAATAAACAATGCCCAACCCAACCTATCAGACAACGCAGGACGAACAACCTCACCCCACACAGCAGGACGCATGTCAGCTACCTCATCCATCACAATCCCATCAAAATACAAACCACGTAAACTGTCAGGATTATCACCACCATACAAACTTATCCGCGAACCATTACCAAAATCTATCCTAAGCTCAGCCTCGTTAAACTTACAAGGAAAACCCATCAATGCCGCCTTGAACATATCCCAAGTAACATTCTTAGCCTGACGAAAAAATGGCGCTACATAAGCATAACGACCATCATTGCGCCTCTCAGACAACGCAGCATTGCACAAACTCATCACCGCACAAACAGTCTTACCCATACGCCGATGACAAACCGCCACACCAAAACGATGGCGGCTCATCAAATCATGCAACTCTAACTGAGGTACACGCGGCTCATAGTCAAGCTTTAACTCAGTCAATATAACCCAAGTCCTCTACCTGTGAATTCTTCTTCTTCTTCTTACCACTTACCTTGCGCTCATAACTCCTGTCCAAAGCCTCCTCCTTCTGACGCTTTCCTCCATAGTTATCCAACTGCTCAGGCATAGCACCCTCTTTAGCAGCACGCTTTAACTTCTTCTCATAGTCATCAATAGGCTCTTTACGCTCCTTAACAACCTTACCACTCACAATAAATACCGTGCGAACCCTACGAAAACCATCAACCGTTTTACGTAGGTGGTCACGAATGTAACCCTTCTTTATCATACTACGAGCTATACTCTCCTCGTCAGTGTCCAACTCAAACTCAGCCTCATACCATTCTGGCATCTGACCACCAGCTTTCTTCACTATACATTCGCCTTCGATTTTCCATTTTGTAGTCATTTACATATCTCCTTTTAGTCCAATGAAATTATTGTGTGGTGGGTGTTATAGGGGTACCCCTCCGCGCACAAAGGGGGTATACCCCCCTCAGGAGGATATCAGTCAATCCTCATCATCACAAGTGATTTTGTCCGCCTCTATTGTGGTGAGGCTGTTAGGTGGCGCAGGTATGGCGCTTACAATAGTATAGGCCACACTCTTATTCACTTGTGTTGTCTGCACAGGCTTGCCCTTAGCCCTGTCTAGTATGGCATTAGCAGCGCTGACGATGGCTGCGTCGCTCTTACCGCTATCCATTATACGGCGCAATGCGGCAAGCGCCTCATCAACACCGCTTGCGAGGGCTTCATCATAGGGCTGCTGTTGCATATTAAGAGTGCTGTCGTCGTGTTCTATCGCATCACAAGGCACGCCCGCGAGGCGGCAAGCTTCAGGATAGGACGCGCCTCCGTTCATGTATTGTATAACTAATGGGTGCTTCTCACTCATAGCGCTATTATATAGCAGGAATAGGAATAAATGCAATAGAAACGGGGTGATAATATGGCCTAGAGTGATAATGTATAGTATGTAAACTAATCAAAGGAATACAGTCCTAATATCATTACTAATAGGAATAATGTCACACTACATAATATTAGGAATTTAATCATATATCATCGGAGCATGTAAAAAGCCTATATAATTAATACACTGAACATGTGAACACAAGCACCGCACACAACCTGTTCACTAATTTTTCCTTTAATATCAATACCTTACTATTATTTTTATAGTGAACATTCAGTATTATAAAATAAAGTATTGAATATTTTTTTTAAAAAGATAGGGAAAAGTTGTGTGCGTTGTGTGCGGACAGCATTTCTGCGGCCTCCAGATGTGCGGAAAAGTGCGTTTTGGTGCGTTGGTCATAATACAGCATGTAATAACACCATAAAAACGCTAACATCTGGTAGAAACACCTAGTAAAATATACAAAATTGTAAATTGCGCTATGTAAAGTACTGCGCAATATTATTTCGTTCGCGTCTAAAGGCCACGTAATAATATTGCTAATTGTGTAAAAACGACATAAAACACTTGAGTATGTAATAATTACGTGTATATAATGGGGATAGTTAAACACAACAACGGGAAGACAAGATAATGAGAATAGATAACAAACAAGCCGATATATTGCATGGCCTTTTCGCGCACTGCGCAAGCGTGCATTTTGATAATACCAGCCCAGACTACTCATTTTACGCCGATATTTTAGATAAAGCAGGCGTGCCGTGGATGGTTCAAAACCTAGTCGCCAGTGCAGCCGAAAACCGCAATAATGTGCATGGCTTGTATTTTAAAACAGTTTTGAAAAATAACGGCATTGAAATCACAACATAAGGAAAGATAAGAAAATGAGAAACACAGTAAAAATAATTGCTTCAAGATACGATACAGGCGGAAACGCCATTGAGTGGAAAATCACATCTGTTATAGACACGGGCGGGCAGGCCGATAAGAAAGCTCGGGCATGGGCAAGAAAAAAAGCGCGGGAGGTTTTGGGGGCTTGGTATTTTTATAAAAACCCTCCGTCACAGGGCGAGGTTGATCTAAAAATTAACGGAATTGAAAAATAACATAAGAAGGAATATAAAATGACTGATCTAACATACACAAAAAACGGCATGTTCACTACATTCTATCCAGAAACACCACAAGGCAAAGAGGCGTGGACGGATATGCACAACCAAGGGGCGCCAAACGGAAGGATACTATCAATACACGCCAAGGACGTACTGGCGCAGCTACGGAAGGCGGGTTATGGCGTAAAGAGAGCAAAGCCCGTTACCGTTGCGGATATGGATGCAATATTTGCGGAATTAGAAATTTAATAACAGACATACTCGCATTGAATAAGGTGCGCGTTAGCCTGCTATTTTGTAGGAGTAAACACAACAAAAGGAAGAGAACCATGAAAGAACTAACAGAAAATATAAGATACGAATTCAGAACACCCGCTGGAATGCACAAAGAATACTTAGATAATCTGGTTCATACATTCGGGATTCATTGGATAGAACACCACAGAGACGCCCATAATTGGGATTGTGACACCGTAGAAATATGCAAGCAGGATTCGCGGGGGGTTTTATCAGTGTCATTGTATGAAGGCTCTAGGCACGTTAACCAAGAATTTTGCGGCAACACTACGAAGGAATTAGTTGCGTTCATGAGCGGGTTTATTTATGGCAAGAAATGGCACTCATTAAAGAAAGAGGGATAGGATTATGACTATAGAAAACATTAAAAACAGTACCGTATATAAACAAGTATTAGCTGATAGTTTTGGCGGAGTTATGTACGATGTAAGCAATCGCAATAAATATGATGCAGATAATATCATTCAATTGTGGGATCAACTAACCGCATCTCAAAAGGGCGCTAGTGGTGGCATTATGAAGGGCGCTTTAGAGTTTTTGAAGGAGGAAGGAGCATGAAAAAGCATATGTGGCCGCATTGGTTGCCTAAGGGCAACATAACAAGCTTCCCTTTAACAAAAGAACAGGTGAACTATATAAAACCAGTTTTCAATTTATCTAGAAAAGGGGAGTTAGACGGTATGCGGTTAGATTGCCGTGGGGAAGGGGTTGTTGGTTTAAACTGCAACTATAAAACATTCATGCGCAGATTCGCGTATTTCAACAGGGATAAAAACTATGATTAAATTAATAATGCACACACAAGGGCCGTGGTTGAGTAACGCGTGGACCGGCTCCGGCGATCACGAAATAGAGGCGCCTTCGGGCCTTGCCGTAGCCACTATTAAAGGATGTTACGAAAATTCGGAGGCAAACGCCCGATTAATAACCGAGGCCCCTAATTTACTTTATGCTTTGGAATATGTTCTACTCGCCCACTCGCATGACGGGGCCTTGACAACGGGCTCCGCACTATTAAGCCCAGCTATCGAAAACAAAATCAAAAACGCGATTAATAAAGCGAAAGGCGCAACATGATTAAATTAATAATAAAACATTATCCCGTTACAAAATGGGAGCCTAAAAGCTATAACTGGACCGCAAGAACATTATTATTCAAGGTATGGGAAAAGGATGTATCATGATTTATAACCCACACGCTTACAGCACTACAGCCATGATGGAGACTAATCTATTGAGCCACCACACCGGATTGCTCAAAAATCAAATACTATCGGTTATCTATACCAGTACGGGAGCTATGATAGTTTTAAGCATAGCAATATAGACATGCTGCATTAAACATGATAAATTTTTTATCTCTTTTCCTTAAGAGTAACTATACCGCGCAGGACGTAAACCCCTTGCGCGGTTTTTTTATGCCTTTAGCCCTACGACACAGGGCAACAAATTACAGCGCTCAATAATATAGTAGTCGATTGGCGGAGTGTTTTTATAATTGTCAAGTGAAATAAGTTAAAAAAATAATTTGCAATTAATACTTATTTAAGAAATTATTACATAGGGTTCAAACATAAGAAAAATAGCACAATGACAAAACAATTTATCGATAATTTTATAAATGCTTTATCCAGAGATGGGTACGAGCCAGCTAAACCAATAACAGATGCGACATCGGGCGTGGTTTGGCCGAGGTTACGCTATGAGGGCGAGAAGAAGCCGAGTGGCAGGTTTTACCTATGGATAGAGGGCGACAGGGCAAGCGCAAGCTATGGGAGCGACAAGGACCCTATGGGGTTTAAAACGTGGGTATCATGGGAAGGGCAAAGCCTATCGAATGAAGACTTGAAGGCTGCTAAGGCATGGCAGAAGAAAAAAGACGATGAGCTTGCACGCATGCGAGCCGTTGAACAAGAGCGCGTTAAGGGCGAGGTGTTAGAGGTATGGAAAGGCGCGGATAAGCCAACGCCTGATCATGACTATGCTTTGATGAAGGGCTTAATAAGGCTGGATGGCGTTCGATTATACAAGCGCAATATTGTAGTGCCGATTATAAACACGGACACAGGTCAGCTTGAGAGCTTGCAATATATATCAGATAGGGGCGCAAAGTGGTTTCATACGGGCGGCGCTATAAATGGTAATTGCCTGCCATTGAAAGAGCCGAGCGAGCCTATGGATGAGATTTATATATGCGAGGGTTACAGCACAGGTATGACAATAAGACAGGTTATGGCTAAGCCTGTCATTGTGGCGTTTAATGCAGGCAACATGAAAGCAGTTACTGAAAAAGCGCGTGTTAAATATCCAGATGCAAAGATTATTATTGCGGGGGATAACGACCAATTTCCGAGCGATAACTGGCCTACGAATAAGAAGTGGGTTAATACAGGCGAGCAGTCGAGCATCAAGGCAAGCGCTAAGACGCAAGGCATTATAAAAATACCTGATTTTGAAGAAGTAGACTTTGAAGAAAAGCCGACAGATTGGAACGATTACTATAGACTTTATGGTGATAATTCATTAAAGTTGGAATTGTCATGTTTGAACCTTGTGACAACCCCAGCGCCAGAGCCAGCACCCATCGCGGAGAATGTTGGTTCTGGCGTTTCTGTTACCGCCCCAGAAGCTTATGACATAAACGAAAATAACTGGTTAAGCCCTATTGGTATCAAGCGCAAAGATAACCGGCCAGAGGGCGTTTGGGATACAAAATTCTCAGACCATAACGCTATTTTAATGTTTAAATACGACCCATTATGGGCGGGTATGTTTGTTTTCGATGAGTTTAGACAGCAAGAGGTTATTGTAAAGCCGTTGCCGTGGGAAAAAGTAGAAGGGTTTAAGGCTAGACAGATCGAACAATACGACCTGACCGAGATTAAAAGCAGGATACGAGCGCGTAATATAAATATTTCAAGTGATACGGAATTGCGCAATATCTTAAACGTGGTATCGAGGCACAAAACTATCCATCCAGTGAGAGAGACATTTAAGCGCATGGAGTGGGATGGACAGCCAAGGCTTGATGATTGGTTAATCGACTATGCGCAGGCAGTGAGCCAACCGAAAAAATATATACAGGCGGTTAGCAAGTGTTTTTTATTGGCGGCGGTTAAGCGTATTTTAAATGCAGGCGAGCCGTTTCACCACATGCTAGTTTTAGAGGGTTCGCAATCGGCGGGTAAGTCAAGTTTATTAAAAGCGCTTGCTACGTTCGGACATCAAAATTATTTCAGTGACGCATTAAGTTTTGCTAATATAGGCAACCCAAATTTAGCACAGTTTTTGCGCGGTAATTTGTTATTTGAATTTGCCGAGCTATCAGGCATGAGCAACAAAGATAGGAATGTTATCAAGTCATTTATGACTCAAACGCATGATGAGATATTACCGAAATATTCTAACATTGTGGAGAAATGGCCTAGACAATTCGTTATGGCAGGAAGCACAAACGATAGCGATTGGTTAAACGACCCGACAGGAGGGCGTAGATTTTGGCCTGTTAAGGTTGGCAAAATTGATGTGGCTGGTTTTAATTTAGTCAAAGAGCAGATATGGGCGGAGGCAGTGTATCGCGCCGAGCAAGGTGAGCCTCACTTTATTAATGTTGACGACCCTATTTATAAGCTTGCACAGCTTGAGCAGGTGGATAGGTTTGATGGTCATGTATGGCAAGATGTGGTGATGAGCTATGTTGAGGGCAAGGACAGTGTGAGCATTGACGAGGTGTTGACTAAGGCAATCAATAAACCCAAAGAGCGCTGGAACAAGAACGACAAGCGAGACATTGCGGAGATATTGAGAGCCGAGGGGTGGGAGAATAAAACAATCTGGGATGTATCCATAAAGAAGAACGTAAGAAGATGGTGTCGCAATAATTAATTTATATCCAGACCAAGGCAGACAGATTGAAGCCACAGCACACGCAATGCGCGATGGGCATAAACGTGTATTGATGCAGGCCGCTACGGGCGCAGGCAAAACAGTAATGGCAAGTGAGATATTGCGCAGAGCAGGCGACAAGGGCAGCAGTACATGGTTTGTAGTACCACGTAAGATGCTATTAAAGCAGACCAGCGAGACATATAAAGAATTTAATATTGAGCATGGTTTTATTGCAAGCGGTCATAAATATGTGAGCGGTATGGATAATTATATTGCCAGCCTGCAAACACTACCGAGGCGGCTAGATAAATTAACTAAGCCTGATATTGTTATGATTGATGAGTGTCATTATGGCGGCGCTCAAATGAATAAGCTTATTGAGTGGCTAGGCGATGCTTGGATTATTGGATTGAGTGCGACCCCGAAAAAGCATAACGGCGATGGTATGGACATATGGTTTGATTATCTTGTCGAAGGTACACCAATGAAAGAGCTGATAAAATTAGGGCGGCTATCAAATTATAAAATGTTTGCACCGAGTAAGCCTGACTTATCCAGCATTAAGATTACAGCAGGCGATTACAATAAAAAAGGCGTGCAAAGCTGGATGGACGACCACGGCAAAATCTTAATTGGTGATACTGTTAGCACATATAAAAATCATGCTATGGGTAAGCTGGGCTTGACGTTTTGCAGTAGCATTAAAGAGAGCGAGCGCGTTGCGGAGGCTTACCGTGAGGCAGGAATACCAGCGGCGCATTTAGATGGTACGATGTGCCAAGAAAATAGAGATTATATTGTAAATAGGTTTGCAAATAGAGAATTGTTACAGCTTTGCAGCGTTGATATTATGACGTTTGGTTTTGACCTTGCCGCACAGGTGGGGCGTGATGTTGTTGTGGAGTGTATGAGCGATTTAGCGCCTACGAAATCCGAGGCTAAACAATTGCAAAAATGGGGCAGAGTATTAAGGCGAAAAGATGAGCCAGCCTTGATATTTGACCATGTTGCAAATTGCTTTGAGCATGGGCTACCTAACGAGGAGCGCAAGTGGGATTTAAAAGGCCGAGAGAAAAAGCGCAGGGGTGTAAGTGAAAAACCAGAGGTTGAAATGCGCCAGTGTGGGAAGTGTCACTATTGCCATGAGCCAGCGCCAAAATGCCCGAATTGCGGTTACGTTTACCCTATTCAAAGCCGCAAGGTTAAACAGGTTGATGGTGAGCTTGAGGAAATTACAAAGATTGAACGCGTTAAGAAGCAAAAACGCCAACGCCAACGCCAAGCTAAAACTTGCTACGACATAGCGTGCATTGCAAGGGATGAGGGTTATAAATCAGGGTGGATATATGTTATGTGCAAACAGAAGGGTATACACTATGACAAAAGTGAAATTAGTCGTGCCTTACAAGGGGATTAGACCTTTAGCTAAAGCTATTAAATTAGCACAAATAGCTTGTAATGATATGGGTTTAACAATGAGCGATTACCGCATAACAACAAAATGTGGGCGCATAATAGTGGAGGAAAAATGAAAGAATCAGACATATTAAGAGCCTGCATGATAGAAGCAAGTAAGCTGGGCGCTACCGTATGGCGCAATAATACGGGCGTATTACAAGACCGCAACGGCAGACCTGTTAAGTTCGGTTTGTGCGTTGGCAGCAGTGATATTATCGGCATGTATAAGGGCAAGTTTATTGCGATTGAGTGTAAGGCAAAAACAGGGCGGCTATCACAAAAACAAATGAAATTTTTACAGCTTGTCGAGGATAACGGTGGTCATTCTATTGTTGCGCGATGTGCAGATGATGTAAAAAACTTCTTGACTAATATTCTATAGAAATTTACTATAGATATATAACTACACACAAGGAAATGACAAATGGATTGGAGATTCCAGCATGAAAATATACGATGAACTAGAACAAGGCTCGGTTGAGTGGCTTGAGGCTCGCAGGGGGATTATTACCGCCAGTGAAGTTGGGTTGCTGATCACGCCAACGGGTCAAGTAGCTAAAAACGAAACGGTTCGCGCTCATATGTGGGAGCTTTTAGCACAGCGCACAAGCGGTTATGTTGAGCCTATGTATATCAGTGACGATATGTTACGGGGAATACACGACGAGGTGTTAGCAAGGGATTTATATTCTGAGCATCATGCACCAGTTAAAGAAATTGGTTTTGTTACGAATGAAATTGAGGGTGAAACCGTTGGTTATTCTCCTGATGGTTTCGTCGGTGATGATGGTTTAATTGAAATTAAATCACGCAGACAGAAATTTCAGATTAAGGCTATTGCATTGGATGAAATACCAAAGCATAACAAAGCTCAAATGTGTATGGGCATGATGGTGACAGGCCGTAAATGGTGTGATTACGTATCATACAGCGCTGGCTTGCCTATGTTTGTTAAGCGGTACTTCCCAGAGCCAGAACTGGTTGAGGGTATTACCGAGGCCATTGGTTTATTTAGTGAGAACATAACGCCGTTAAGTCTTATGTATGAGAAAAATGCGGATAGGTTTGTAATGACCGAGCGCGAAGAAGATGATTTTGATTTTGGAGATGAAGCATGAGTGAGATTGATTTAACAGGCACAACAGATGCCAAGGCAGACCAGCTAAATGCAGTTGATATTTTAGGCGAGCCTAAGACTATAACGCTAACCAAGGGCGCACAAGTAAGCGGCGACCAGCCCATTGCTTTGCACTATGAGGGTGATAATGGCAAGCCGTATAAGCCTTGTAAGCAAATGCGCAGACTTATTAAGCATGGTTGGGGCAACAGGTTTGAGCCTAAAGGCCGCAAGCTACGCCTATATTGTGACTCTGATGTAACATGGGGTGGCGATAAGGTTGGCGGTATCCGTATCAATGGCATGAGCCATATTGACAAGCCCTTTACGCACGTTGATAGAGCATCGCGCCATAAAATATCAAAGTATAAGGTTGACGCTCTTAAAGTAGAAGCACCAATACCAGAGCCAGAAGCAGACGAGGGATTACTTGAGCTTGGCGAGGAAAACGCAAGCCGTGGTGTTGAGGCTTATACTGAGTGGCTTAAAACACTTGATAAAGAAACTAAGGCAACCATTAAACACATGCACATTGCATGGAGTAAACAAGCTAAGGAGGCTGACAATGGAGACGATTTCCCTGCAATGTAAGAAATTGCTAGATGCAAGAGAGGATTACAAAATCACTCAAGAAAAAGCAGCGCAATTACTTGGCGTATCTCATAAAACTTATTGGGGCTATGAGAACGGCAAGCAAGAGTTAAAGCCTTGGCAAATCCGAGGTATTATTGAAGAATTTAAACTAAACGAAAGGAACTAAAAAAATGACTAAATTAAATATCGGCAAAATACTAGACAAGGCTATTGAGCTAAACCGCCCTGATTTTCATGTGTGGGTTGACTTTTACGGGCATGTAAACAGCGTGTCAGTTCAATGCATTTACGGCGGGTATGTATCTGGGTCTGAGGTGGTTTCAACTGATATTTATTCCTTTTATACAGACTGGAAAGATTTTAATGCAAAGGATGCTGTGAGTAAGGCGCTTGCTGCAATGGACAAGGCATCACAAGAGAACGAGGACCGCGCCGTTGCCGCCTTAGAAAAACAAAAAACCGATGAACTTGCAGAACTTGCGCGTTTATCTGAAAAATACGCGTAACAACAGGAAAGGTTAAACAAATGTTAAATAAAGTAACGTTAATCGGGAATATCGGCGCAGACCCAGAATTTAGAACCTTCGACAATGGAGACAGGGTCGCCAATTTATCCCTAGCTACAAGTGAGCGGTGGAAAGACAAAAACAGCGGCGAGAATAAAGAAAAGACAGAATGGCATCGCGTTGTTGTGTTCGGGAAATTAGTTGAGATTATAGAGAGCTACGTTAAAAAAGGCTCAAAGCTTTACCTTGAGGGCCAGATTGAAACGCGCTCTTGGGAAGATCAAAGCGGTGATAAAAAATACAGCACTGAGATTGTTTTGCGCGGCTTCGGCGGTAAAATGGTCATGTTGGACAGCAAGGGGGACGCTCCAGCAAGCGGTCCAGCTTCGACACCGACACCAGCGGCTGCGGATGAGCTAGAGGAAGAAATCCCTTTCTAAACCCAATCCCCTGCATCGTGAGTGTTTAAGCAACTGAGCGCGGTGTGGGGGTGCTTTAAGAGGATAGGTAATGAATAAAATTGGGCTGGACACCACCTAAATACTAAAATAGCATTAACCCGCATTTTAATATACAATACACCTATGATATACGCCCTCTTAATCGTGCTATATATCGGCGGTGTTCAACATACTCAAATCACCTTCCAAGAATACCCCAACAACACAAGCTGTACGGCACACGCGCAACGCATCGGACTTGAATTTATAGGCACTGGCATGATTGATGGTGTTGAGATTACTTGTGTTGATACAGGCGAGAGGGCTATTTAATAAATTCTTAACACATTTGTGTTATAGCACCACCGTATATCTTGTGTTAGAATAAAATATTCAATAATTATGTGGGGGCATATATGGATGATTATATAGCATTAGTAAAAAAACACGGCGGTCAAAGGGCGGCGGCTAGAGAACTAGGACTAGCACGAACAACACTACAAAGGCGGCTATACAAACAGCAAGAAGACGCAAAGCAACCGCAAAAAAAACCACCTTCACCACTCGATAAAATCACAACAATAGTTTATTTCACAGACGCACATAACCAGCCGAAGCTTGATAAGAAGCGGTTCTTTTGGCTTGCGGATTATATTAATGAGAAGAATCCAGAGCATTTAGTAGACGGCGGCGACTTTGACGACCTTGGAAGCCTGTGCAGACACGAGCGCAACGAAAGCTACAAGGGAAAGTTTAAACCAGCGTTTCAAGATGATTTAGAAAGCGCCAATGAAGCACGCCAAATATTGCATGAAGAAATTAAAGCGCCATGCACAAAGTACGTGACGTTCGGCAACCATGAAGCAAGGCTTTACGATTACGAGGATGCAAACCCAGAAGTATACGGCATGATGCAACACGCTTATGAAGAAATCCTGCATAAGTTTGGTTGGGGCATTACACCATATAGAGCATATAAAACCATAGACGATGTGGACTTTACCCACGTGCCTATGAACATGATGAATAGGCCCATAGGCGGCAAAAACCCATGCAATATTATAAGCCGTGATAGCATTAAAGATATATGCTTTGGTCATACACATGGTCTTGGCTATCAAATAAATCACAAGCTTGGCGACCAGCGTTCTGTTAGGGCGTTTAATGGGGGTTGTTTCATGCCCGATGATTATATGCCAGCCTATGCAAAGAACAGTCAAAAAGAGTTTTGGTCAGGTGTTCACTTGCTAAAAATCATAAACGGTAAATTAAATGTATGCGAGAGTATAACAATGCTTGAATTATCACAGCGTTACGGTTAAAGTTCCCTCCGCGCTCTAAGGCCACGAGCGCACTACCCCCCAGCCCTGCCGACTCCTCTCGGCGGGGCTTTTCTTTTGTGTAAATAAGTTGTTGACATGTTTGTAATCCATTGGTAATCTGTTTGTATTAACTAAGGATAAATACATGAGCAACACACGCCAACACATTGATAGTATGGTTGAGGAAATCAACAGCCAATTTTCAGACCCAAGCGAACTATATAGGCTTGCTAAAGAGTTTGAAGCCCTGTCAGAGAACTTAGCGCACGCCGCTAATGAATTACCCGTCTTTGAAGACACAGACGCTTACTACGCCGTTTATGACGATTTAATCGAACAATCAAGGCTATGCACAAACAATGCGGCACTTGCTGAAAGATACGGCGATGGTATCGCGGCAGAAATTAGCAGAGATAACAAGCACTATAGCGGTATAGATTACAGAACGAGGGGTTTATAATGTCACAAGAATTACCTTTTGATAAGGAATTGCACTTACAGCATTTTATTAACGCGGCATATTGCTTACAAGATATGCACCCCTTCAGGCCAACGTATGAAGAATTTAACAGGTATATGTTTTTAACGCCGTATGGTGACGCTTACAAATGGATACAAGTTTTTATTAAATTAGGTTTGATGAAAAAAGTAGATAGCAAGCAACGTAACGTGCGCTTAACACAAGAGGGGCTTGACCTTTGGAAAAAGCACCATGAACATTATTTACAGGCGATGAAATGAACACAATCCTACTAACCACAACAACCTTCTTGGCTGGCATGGCATTTATAGCCACCAACACGCACAGCAAAGCGGACTTAGAAGCGGCAATAATTGAAGCATACAACATTGGTAAGCAAGAGTGTCCAAGCGATACACACTGTATAGCACATGGCCAATTAAGCGGACTAAAACGGCTTACTGTTGCAGATATTGAAGAGCAATTATGAACAGATATAAAGAGTTTAGCGGGGGCGAAATAATGAACGACAAACAAAAAGAGGAACAAACAATGGAACAGATTAAAAACAGATTTACAGACGAGATTATGTTTAACGGCTTATCGCTTAAAGCCGTCTTAGAAAATCACAAGCAGTATTTGTCTGGTGATGGGGGTAAGTATGCTTATTTCCACGGTGCTAATTTGCGTAGTGCTGATTTCCACGGTGCTAATTTGCGTAGTGCTAATTTCCGTGGTGCTGATTTACACGGTGCTGATTTGAGCTATGCTAATTTCCGTGGTGCTTATTTACACGGTGCTGATTTGAGCTATGCTAATTTCCGTGGTGCTGATTTCCGTGGTGCTAATTTGAGCTATGCTAATTTCCGCGGTGCTAATTTGAGCGATTGCCCTATAAAAATTAAAGACATTCATAAAACTATTTATAAAGCCGCTTCAAAAGACGGCGCTTTAGATATGGCCACTTGGCACTGCGGCACATCACATTGCCGCGCTGGTTGGGTTGTTGAATTGGCGGGAGATGGCGGTAAAGCCCTTGAGTGGGCTATGGGAACATCAACAGCCGCCGCATTAATATATATGGCCAGCGACCCGAAGCTAGAGAAAGTACCAGACTTTTACGCCTCAAACGAAGACACATTAGAAGATATAAAGAGTTTAGCGGAGGCGAAATAATGAACGACGACCAAAAAGAACTATTTTACCTACTATGCGCGATACTTGAAAACTCATATCCAGCGGTCCCAAGCTATGAGGAACTTAGCGCATTATGGGAGAACTCAAACGCGGCTCAGAGTCGCTACATGGTACACTTGTTTGAGCGACACAAGCTACTTTCTACTGTGAAGTTTAAAGGCCGCTCTATGGTGCTTACAAACGAAGGGCGTGACTTGTGGAGAAAATATAAACTTGAGAATATTATAGGTGATTTATGAGACTTAAACCCAAACACTACATCATCTGAATTGTTGAAATAACCACTATGGGGCTAGGGCGTTACCTGCCTAATACCGCCGTGAATTTAGGTAATTTAAGCGGTTGCCCCACCAACAAACGAAAGGAAATATAATGGAACAGATTAACAACAGAAAGATCGAAGCGAGGATGTGCGAATGAAGGCGCTATCAGTAAATAACCCTTGGGGATGGTGCATTGTCAACGGCCTAAAGCCAATTGAAAACCGTGACTGGAAAACCAGCTATCGGGGAACGGTTTTAATTCATGTCGGTCTGAAAACAGTGGACGCATTTGCATACGAGATGTGGGAGAGGGTATCCGGCAAAACAATACCTTGTGTGTCTGACATGCCCATTGGTGGAATTATCGGTCAAGTGGACATTGTGGATTGTGTATCAGAAAGCGAAAGCCATTGGTTCTTCGGAAAGTATGGCTTTGTTTTAGAAAACGCCGTTCCCTATGAAGAGATAATCCCATGCAAAGGGGCGCTTGGGTTTTTCACGCCCGATTATAATTCAAGATACAAAACAAAGCTGCCCAAAATTAAGAGAGCAAAGCCGATGCCACTATTCGGGGGAAATAAATGACAACATACTGGCCTTGGTTAAAAACCGAAGAAGGCATCACCACAATAAACCACGAACCAAACGCAAACGATAATAAAAGGATACACGCGAAATGACCCAAGACAACCCCAACAACAAACGAAAGGAAATATAATGAGTCAAGTAGAAGTAAAAACGATAGGCACGGGCTATAACGCTTATGAGGTTGTTTATTTAGATGGTGAAAAACAGCGCAGTTTTTCTCACGTTTCAGATGATTACGCAATAACCAATGCGCGAGAATTTGCCAATAAATTAAGACAGGAGATAAAAGACAATGACAAAAGAACTAGATAAGATCGAAGCGGCTTTGAGAATATGCCTTGGTCATTTAACTTGCGGTATGGACGGGGACTGGTCTGGGAATGACCCAGCAGCGGAAGCGCGTTACGGATTAGACGCCCTCGAAACCTTCCGCAAAGACCACGTGATTATTGCACGTGATGATGTGCCCGATGCAATACCCTATACACCCGCGCACAGGATCAAGTTTTAAGGTATCGGATTGAATGTCAGAAATTAAACCTGACCGTTACACGTAAGAATAATCATATTAAAAAACTACAGGCAAAGTTAAAGGAAACAGACCGATGAACAAACCACACAGGAGCAATGCGAATGGATTAGTAAAAGTCATCCGCAAAGCCTTACAGACCCAACAACCCCGCGATACTGTTGATGTTGAGGGTTTGAAGCGTATGACTAATTGGATACCTACAAGCAGGAAAGAAAAAGATTTAGCAAACTATGGCTGGAACGACTGCATAGACCACATAACCGCCAAATACGATTTAATTGAAAAGGAAAGTGAATGATGATTACCTGCAAAGACTGCGAAATAGAAAAAATGTGTCCGGCTTGCGCTAACAATCTAGCGTATTATGAGGAAGCGTTTGATAACGCTTATGGTGATTAAATACGCACACACATCTCCAATGTTCACAGCATTGAAGAATTACAAGAGAACGCAACTACCGAGGATTTCACGGTAGTTCAAAGTGAGGGTGGACGATCAGTCAAAAGAGAAATAGCTCACCAATAACACGGAAACCTAAAATGTTTAAAAGAAAAGGACAAGGCAATGAATATTAAAGATTTAAACCTCGTACTATTTGTTTTATTACTCGCATTAGTAATAATTTTAGTTTCTAATTTTTCTATTATTAATGATTCAGTGGCGGCTATCCATGAATGTGAGGAAGAACTGCCAAGGCATTTAGAGTGTGAATTTATCATAACAGCGAAGGTTAAAGACAATGAGTGATAATATAGATTTCAAAGAAATTTACCCTGATAAGCCCACAATAGGGCAAGTTATAGGGTTTCTTGATACAGCTAGGGTTCTTGAAAGCGCTATTGTATCACCCCAAACAAACACTTTTATAGAAGCATGTAAAACTGTAATTGAAAAATTGAGAGAAGAAGACTTTACTAAAGAGAATATTATGGTGAGAGAAGCGTTAGAAGAACTCACCATCCTACGCAAGTTCAAAGCCGATGCACTTGAGGTGTTGGGGGAGATTGATAAGGCTGGGGATAAATGCACAAAACTAGCCTTGGATACAGGCCAAGCGTATATAGAAGAATACTGCGAATGTCCCTTATGCGGCGGTGAAGGTGAAATTGAAACAGACACCTACATGTATATTGATAACGCGGCATTAAATATTCAGTTTAGCGGTGTTGGCGAACAGCATGTAAGTTGGCATAAATTTTTAACACTTTGCGCCAATCTGCGCCCAAAAATTAAACAGGTATTAGGAGAATGAGTGATTAACTAAAATCAACCCAAGCGGAACCGTTGGAAACAAAAACAGCCGTTTCACCATCGGCAAAAGTCGTGCTTTGAACAGTTAAGTTATTGCCGCCTGTGCCTGTGTTTTTAATCCGGTATTCTTTGCCTTGTGTAAAGTTACCACTCGCGCTTGGAAGCGTTATAGTGAACCCTGCGCTTGTTGTGTTGGCGGTCACATAATCATCATGCAAAACAAGCGTTGCGTCGCCTGTTAATGCGCGTATACGCTTATGCTCGCCGTATTGCGTGAACATCTTTAAATTAGAGCCGCTATTCAGGCTGGACGCACCAGCAACGTGACCAACAAGCAATGAATCATCAGCCGAAGCTGTTGTTGTAAGCCCGTCATTGAAAGCGCCAATAAGAGAATTGCCGCTATTCCGCAGGGCAAAAGCTGTGCCTGTTGATATTCCGCAGAATAAACTATCTGTACCCACCCACCAAACAGAACCTGCGGCGCTATCGCTTCTGTATCGTCCAAAAACAGCGTTTTCAGTGAACGAACCAGACGCTATATTTAATGCGTTACCCGTATTGTTAGAGGCTTGACCTAAGATAACATTGCCGCTTGAGTTTACATCAAAACCAGCACCGCCATTGCTGTTAGAAACTGCTGTGATTAAATTGGTATTCCCATCTAACACAACACCTTCACCGTCACTACCCTCAACAACGCCAGTAATATTATTTAATTGCCCATCAATGTGAAAACCATCACCACCAGCATCTTTTGAATTGCCATGGATATTGCAAAAATTATCCGTAATTGTAAATGCGTTGCCAGAGCTTGCTTGTGAAAAACTAGAGGAAAAAACATGGTGTTCACCCCCATGAACAAAGCTTGCATCACCTGAAAAGCTATAATTAGCAGAGCCGAAATGAAAATTTCCGTTAAAGTTATAATCGCTACCGCTAAAGCCGCCGCCGTTTAAAGATAATTGACCTACATAACAATTTGCAAATCCATCATCGTCCACCATGCCGCCTTGCAATCCATTACCCAGATTGGCAACCATGATATTGCGCCCTGCCGTTGTTGAGTCATGCTTAATGCCGATGACTTGAGGAGGAACGGTTTTTGACGCTGTGCCTTGAAAAGTACAGCCCATAACTCTACAGCGAATTACATTCTTTGTGTCATCACCTAAAGCAATACAAGCGTCACCAGCTTCGTCACACTCAACACCGAATAAAAAAGCTTCTTGGTCTGCAACACGTACAGCATGATAAGTGCCTGTGCTGTCTTCATTCCCTACCCACATATTCATAAGCCAAATGTCAGAAGCATCAAGCGTGATCGTATCTGCGTCCTCACCATCGTAAGTAATGAATGTTGATATTCCATGACCTTGGAGTATTTGAGTTGGTTTTGTTACCGTTACAGTTTCGTTATAAGCCGCACTATTACCACTTGGCCCTGCTGTAAAATCATCAGAAGCAACAGGAGGAATATGCACAAGAATATTATCGTACAAATCACCCCCCGCCCCCACGATTGTAGATACGTTTGACGCGGCTTGTAATGTCCCGTAGTCCGTTCTGAAAATTATTCGTGTTTGTGTCATGTCGCACTTTCCATTCTGCTACCGCTTGCTGAGACCATTATACTGCCAGCTGCGCTTTTCATTGTGTTGGCTGAAACACCGCCGCCACTGCTAAACCCTAAACCCAATCCTAGTTTCATATTATCGCCCCTATGCTGGCTTTATCGCCACTTGAATACCTGAAATCCCATCAAAACCAGTAAGCGTGCCTGTGCTGTTTTCTGCACTTCCAGCCGATGCCACGGTTTTAAATCCCCAAGCAAAACCAACGCCAGACGCGCTATCACCTTCGGGGCTACTCAATTGACCAGCTGCGCTCCAACCCGTACCCGTAATTGAAATGGGGTCTGTGTCCGCGCCATCCCCTGCAAACGCGGTAAACACCAAGCAGTTATCAACCGTGGTTGTCACACCAAGAACACCGATACTTGAGCCGCCAGCCCAGCTAGTGCTTGTCCCGTTAATTGGGCTTGCATTAGCAAGAGGGATGCGCATTGCAACCCACGCTGCGAAATTTGTATCATGTGAAAGGGTTGCTGTTGTTTCACCGCCTGTTGCTGTCTTCCAGAAAAAAGCCACGTGAGCATCTTGAGAAGCGCCACCCGCTTCAATTTCTTTTGTAAATCCTGCAATACTTAATCGTTCGCCATTTTGAGCGCTATCATTTGACGCAATAATAACTATTAAATCGCCAGATTTTATTCCACTCGGCAAAGTAATTGTAGCTGTATTGGCCGTGCTATCTTCGAATCCTTCAATATAATTATTTACCCTAAAAACATCTAACACACCGCCGCCCTGCGAAAATCCTAATCCCAGTCCTAATTTCATTTAATCCACCCTTGCTTGGTCGCGTAATACTTTATAATCCGGCATCATGCCGCTTAATATAGAACAATAACCACTTTCCATCTCATCAGCTGCTTGGTTCAAAGTAACCGAGGAATACTCAATCACAGTGAAGTTTCCAGCATTAGAATGAACCGGACCGCATCCCGCTAATAACATCAATAACGCTAGGCTTATTATTAGCAATTTCATTTCTAATCTTCCCGACTTCAATTGTTTTTATTATAACGTCTTTTTCGCAAGCTTCGTAGCCTTGTGAATGTACATACCACAATAATGCGAATACAGCTAAAACAGAAAAACCGTAACCTATAAAGTGACGGTATTTAATTAAATATCCTAATATGACCATAACGCCTCTGGGAACCCTAATTGATTATCCCCCATACCAAGGTGCAGGAAACGCCCACCGCCTCTTTGAGATACCCCTACGCGCCTAATGCCGTACCCGTAAGCAACCACAACTAAGTCCAAAGCATCCAAGCCATAAATAGCAATATCACAGGCCACACCATAACTATGCTCACCAGCGTTAGCTTTTTTCTTTTCAATCGGATGTTCAATGTCTCTGTATCCACTTGTTATTATCATTGGTTTATTAAATGTTTTTCGTATCTGTAATAATCTATCCATAAATTCAGGGCGCATTCTATTCTCGCCAGTGTGTTTGCAATCAAACTCGGCTTTGGTAAAATATGGTGCGTAGTTATTCCAGTTCATTATTTCTTTTTCGCGTAGCTGCGACCTCCGATATATGCAACCGCAACTGATAATACCGATGCGATAACTCCGCCTTCAATGCCATAAATAGCAAGACCAGCCCCAATAAAAAGAGCAAGCAATGTGATATAAAATTCGCTAGTTTTAACACCTGTGGTCATTTGTCTTTTCTGATTTTTCTAACATTTAAATA